GAAATGGGCCAATGTTTACTGAACCACCTGATTTAGTTTTTAAAACACCATCAGCTGTTGCCGTTGTAAATTTTTGATCACTTGCAAATGAACCTCCGCCAGCCATAATTTTCTCCTTGAATTATGTGGGGCCATAGCCCCACAATAAATTAATTATGAACTTGCTATGTTTCCACCTGTGTCAACTCTTTTCCAGTTTGTTCCATCTGAAAAAGCATAGATAGCAGCACCTGCTGCTCCATTGTCAACATAGATTAAAACGCCTTCATTTTCAGCTGCATCAAGAGTATTAGTTCCATCTGTAACTGTTGAAGTGGTTGCAACTGAATAAGTGTTTTTTCCACCTTGTTGCGTATCACCTGCATTCTTGTTTGGGCCACCAATGAATCCGTTAAGCGATGTCACTGGGCCTTTAAATGTAGTATTTGCCATTTTATTTTACTCCTAGTAATTAACGAACATAGTCTCTAGGTCGTCTATCATACTAGTCTATGTTCTGATTAGTTGTATGATAAGTTAAATATATATAAATTTTTTGAAAAGCGCAAGGAATCCTTGGGAATAAAATTGAGTTTTTAGAATTAAAATTATATTCTTGCTAATTCTGCTTCTGCAGCTTTAATTCTAGTTATAAGATTTTTAACCTCTATATCTATTTTGACCATATTCAAAGTATATCTGTTTTCTTTTTTATGGTCTTCGTCCCATTTCTGATCTAGAGATCTCTTCTTCTCGTAAAGATTCGTTATCTTTGTTTGAAGTTCCGCCATCTTCTATCTCCTCGTATGTTACACGCAATGATTTATTATCATAAAATGTGTTATACTCCATTTTTATATCATTTTTTCTGATCTTGTCAACTATAGCATTTTCTATGCTTTCAGCGGAATCTCTACAAAATACATCAAATTCCATGAAGTATCCGTAGGCAAATATTTTAACGTGAAACTTTTTTTCCATAATTTAGAGATAAAAAAAGGGGCTCGAAAGCCCCCTTTTGTTTAGTTCGGTTAATTATTACGCACCTGGTGATCCAAAGATACCTCTAGGGTCTGAGAATCCAAAAGAATATCTCTCTCTAGCTTTGTATCTAACATTACCAGTGTCGAAATCACCTTCCATAGCAGTTTTGATTGGTGCTCTGACAAACATTTTCATACCATTTGGTACATCTGTTTTGATAAAGAACGCATCTGGGTCAGTTAAAAAGTTATTAACTACGTATCCTTGTGGAATCATTCCCATAGATACTGTTGCGTTGATATCATTGTCAGCAGTTCCAGTTCTGTTTGCAGACTTCATAAGTCTTTCAGCAGTAAACTGAAGTTCACTAGGAATGATCATTTTCACTCCTCTAGCTGCTATTTTAAGACCTCTTTCGTCTGTCATCTGAGCGATGTCGATTAACGCTTGCTCTAATGATGTTTCGTTAAGGTCTGCTGAAGTTGCCAACTCATTTGAAAATGAACCTGCAACAGTTGGGTGATCAGTAGCGCATAACTCCTTACCATCTCCACCTGCATTTGCAGCATTAAATGCGTTGTTCAACACAGCGGCAGCTTTTACCTGCTTAGTGTTTGCCATAGATCTTGCTAATGCCTTTGTATATCTAGACGCAAGTCTGTCATACAAGTTATCCTCAATCGCTTCTTCAGTGATTGCGAATCCAAGTGCTATGGTTTCGTGATTATAACGAGAAGTGAAAGTCTCTTGTGCATCATCAAATGATATACCTTGACCTTCTGCTTTGACTTGTGCGTTTGCAAATCCAGAAAGCATTACTTCTTCTTCGAATGCTCTGTCTGAATTCTCAACATCGTAAATCTCTGCGTGTTGATTCTCGTATCTTTTGTATTCCAGGCCGAATAAAGCATTTAAACCTGGCTCTAGTTCTTTGACTAGCTGTGAACGTGATATGGCCATTGTCTATCCTCCTTATATGCCTGTTGCCAAAGATCCAACTAGATACTGGTGTAAGTTAACTTTTACGATAACTGAACAGTTCGCAGCTGTTTGATCTTCGTTTTCTGGATCTTCAGCGATTCTAACAATTCTTAATTGCTTCGCAGTTAAAGCTGCTGTTGCAATACTGATTTGTACGCTTGATAATCCTGTTGATGTACTACCTGCAGCAGCAGTTGTTGCATAAGTTTGTCCAATTTTGGATTGTCTTAAAGCAACTGTACCGCCTAGTGTAGCGTCCGTTGCAACGATGTATTCTTGAAAAGGGTCATCGTTGACAAATGCCGTCACGTCTTCACTATTCGCAGGTGTTGTTCCTGTTGGAAAGAAATTACTAAAAGTTGGTTTCTTTGATGTAGCATCTGTGTATGTTACACCATTTAAAGTTCCAACCATAGCAGTTCCAGCAGCAGCTGTAGTTATATAACCACCAGTTGCAGCATGGATATTTACTTTTACAGGTTCACCTTGAAATATATTAGCACCATGACCAGCATCTATTTGGTATTTAGATTGACCTTGAATAGCAGGTGTGTTTCCTACTCTCATTGCCATCTTTAGACCAAACCCTTGACTGTTTTTGTTTGCCATTTTTTTTCCTTATATATTTTTCGTTGGATAGGAATTGCTAAAATTAGCTTTTCTTTGTACCACCGAAGGTTACACGTGTCTGCCTATCTTGATTAATAGGCATACTTGGGTGCTGTTCCTTCATAAGATCGTTGTTTACTGCTTCATCTTTTTCACGTGCCATACGAGCATAATACTCGTCACGTTGTTTTGCGATCTCTTCCGATATCCTTGCCAGCACAAGGCCTCCGCTCCCGATCATACCTGCGTATTTTCCTTCAGTATAGCTGTTAAAATGTTGTCCTGGATAAGCGTCCGCTCTAACCAGTGACCAACCAGCTCTTAATTTATTGGTTATATTGTTTGAGTTGTCTTGACCTCTGACTTCAGTTGCCAACCATCTCTGTCTATAACCGTCTGGCGCAGGTGGTGCTTCCAGAGCATTGGGTGGAGTCCAAACTTTTGGTTTTTCTTCCGCTTGCCTACTTTGGCTTGCGCGAGAGGTTTTTATTGTTTCATCTGTCATATGCTTTTGCCCTCCTTCGCGTATTTTTCTCTTGCATAATCTTCTAGTGACACACCTATTCTTTTAGCAATTGCTACTTCTGTGGGTGTGAGTGACACAGTTTTGTTGCGTCCTGTTGCAGCTGGACGTTTAGCTGAAGCTACAGTTTGAGCAGGTCTTGCTTTTTCTGTAGTAGTATTCTCGACCTTATCAAATTTAGATGGGAATTCAACCCTTAATCTGCGATCTAATTCGTTAAAATATTCGTCAGATGAGCCATCATACCCTTCACTCATAAGATCGTCGTGAATGTCATAAGCAGTTGCCGTCATACCTTTTACCTTACCAAACCAAGATTTATTGTTATCTATCCAATCTTGAGTTTTCTCATCAATAGGTGGTCTTTGTTGTGGCACTGGTTGTTGTTGAATGTTTTCTGTCTCTTGCTTCTCTGGTTGAGATGCTTTCAAATCAGCTAGTCTAGCTTCTTCATAGCCTAATCGTGAGATTTCTTTTTGTGCTTCTACTTCAGCTTTTAAATCTCCATCCTCTCTAGCCTTTGCTAATTTAGCTTGAGACGCTTGTAAGCCAGATTGTATTCTGCTTTCAACTTCAGAAACATAGTTGGTATCTAATTTTTCTAGTCTACCTTTTAATCTGTCTCTTTCTTCCATTATAATTCTAACGTATGAAGAGACTTCATCTCTTTGTCTTTCAGCTTCTCTTCTTTTAGCGACTTCTTTTCCTATTCTTCGCTTTACATTAAAACCATACTTTTTAATTTCTTCTTCTGAAAATCTTTTTTCTTTTTGTTCTGTTGTTTCTTCTACCGCTTCTTCTTGAACATTAGGCTGCTCATCAGATTTCGTAGATGTATCATCGGTGCTAGCACCGTCTTCAACTTTTGTTTCAATTTGATCTTCATTTGTTTTTTCCGTTTGTTGTTCATTTTCATTTTTAGATTCTTCGACAGGTAATTCAATCTCTGCGCCTGGGCCCGAAGTATCTATATCAACTGTCTTTTCTTGTTCTACCATTTTTCCTCCTTAAATATAATGCAATACAGATTCGGGGTCAGAAATAGTTCCTAACACTTCATCGTCATTTAGTAGTCTAACTTCACCACCTTCTATAGGTAATCTAGAGCCTGCATATCTAGCAAAGATAACCCAATCACCTTCTTTACACCATTGTCCTGTTGGAAATTTATCAG